CTAATTGGCCACTGAGCGGCTTTCGCCACCATGTTTCGCATAGTAATCATTGTATGAATCTGCCTGTTTTTGCGTGATTTGACCTTCTGAAACAAGAGAGGCTAAGCTAGCTGTCTTGTTATTCTTCATTTCATAAAGTTCTGCTTGAGAATCCACGACCTTGACCACAGCCGCATTTCCAGTCTCTTTAACAGAATCCTTCTGCTTGCTCAAGTTAGGTACAAAGAGCAAAAGGAGAATACTGATAATGAGAAGCACGACCAGCATTTCAATCAAGGATACTAAAATTCTTGATTGAGCATAAAAAAGACTTGGCAGCATGAGCTACCAAGTGACAATAGAAAAAACAAAAACATTCTGCACGTAATCGTCCAAAAGTACATCTATAGTGTACCTTTATTTGAATTAAATGTCTAACGATTTATCACGAATACACAAAAAGGCTAGGATAAACCTAGTCTTTAACGGATATTCTCTAAATTATTTTCAATCCACTCAAGTCGATTTTGGCGACCTGCTGGTATCGGTCTAGGGTCTCGTGAGTAGTTCTTGAAACGCATTTGAAGCATATAGCCACCGTCCCCGATGGAACTAGATTCTAATGCAATTTCTAAATAAGCACTAGCAATCCAGTTTCCGCTTGCCGTGTACATTCTGCCAGCCCCTCCAATGATGTCATCGTGGCTATTTTCAAGCCATTTTAAGAGTTGTTGTTTTTTGAATTGATCATAATAGGCGTAAAATGGCATATTCATTTTTAAAGAATTATCCATGTAGTAATCAATTTGAGCCTTACCAATCATGGCAAGTTCAAAATCATCAAATAGGCAATCAAGCATGGCATTCGCCCGTGCTGCTCCCATTTTTTCGATGGAAGTGTCACCGTTCTTGAATTTTTGCCAGTTTGCGTCAGTGAATTTGATGTTTGGCAATTTATAGAAGTCATTCTCGAACTTGAAATAACGTCCTACATATTCCAAGATTAACTCTTTGATGTCGTTGTTGATAATCATGTCTTTGTTCCTCTTTTTTAATCCTTGCTTGCCATAATTTTCGCAAGCTCTCTAACTTTGCGAGCTTCTTCGATGTGATATTCCACATCTTCTGGATCTAATTTGATGATTCGGCTATCTTCGTATTTAGTCCCAAATCGTGGAATGATTTTATAAACATCTCCGTTCGCAATTCTCACGAGATCTGTTTCTAGTTTTTCTGCTTTGTCTGAGAAAACTTCATTGCGAATGGCTTGTACTCTCTCACGCTGCTCTTTCAATCCTTGTTTATATTTAGTCATTTTATTTTCTCCTTTTTTTATTAAGCTACGTCCCAAACTTTTTCAGAAATGTAGTAAGTACCGATGTTAGAACCGTCAGCTACTACTTCGATACCGTAGTAAGCACCTACTTTGTGCATTACTTCGTTGAATTTAACCACTTTAGCAGAATCAAGCACTTCAACCATTGACCATTTACCAGATTTACGCATTTTAGCTTCAACTGCTTGGAATTTAGCAAGGCTAGTGTCACTATCTTTGATAGCAGCCCATGCCATTTTCATTGCTCCTGCGATGTATTCGATAGCTTTACCGCCAAATTTTTTAGCAGCTTCTTTTGCGATTTCCCAAGCGTTTGTCATAAGTTCTTTTTTCATGGTTCTTACTCCCTTTCTTTATCTTACATGTATATTATATATCATATATGATAGTTTGTCAACACTTTTGATAAAGAAACTTAGATTTTTTTTGCAAAATAAAAAACCGCCCATAAAAGGGGCGGCGTCTACCTATGAAGGCTATTCTCAAAACCAATACTATTATACCAAATAAAAAAAGCCCCAGCAAATGCCAGGGCTTCGACCACTACTGCCATGGTATCCCTATTGCAGTGTGAGGGGAGGTGATGTACTCCTTTTTGTTATTTTATTTTTTCGTGGTCTAATTAATTACATATCTGTGCAATCGTCCAAATACTGGTCTTCAACCCATTGAGCGCTGTCTGGGTGGTTGATTCGAGACCAGCCGTTTAGTTTCTCATAAACACGGACTCTTGTGCCCGCTGGAAGAAATTCTTTGTCTTGGCTATCGATGCGAGGACCAGCTTCAACGTAGTAGTCAGTGGTAAGTGTGCCTTCATAGTAAGGCTTGTCTGACTTCTCTAAGCGTGTATTGACATCTAATTCACGCTCAAATTCGCTTTGGACTGGTGCTGGAAGAGGTGTACCACTCTCACGGAATACAATTTCACGAGGACGGCCATTTAGATCCCAAATATAATTATAATCATTTTCAGTCACACCGTCCATTCCATAATTGCAATGGATAGCTGTGCTATCACTAGTCATAATCAATACGTGGCCAAACGCACCGAGCGAGCTTGAGCCGTCACGAGGTGCCCAAATGACAACGTCCCCACGTTGACCATCGAATGTGCCATCTACAGCGTCAAACACTTTCGCATACCCAATCGCTGGCAATGCTTGTTGAAGTGATTCCGTGTTGTTATTTAAGTTGATTTCGAGTGCATAGCTTACCGCTGATGAGCAGTCAAATTCGATGCGTCCGTCGCCGTCAGCGTCGTTTCCGTAACGGTCACCCATGTCATAATGAACCGGAATTGATTGTAGATGGTGCATGCGTGCAATACTTGATTCAATTTTACTCATTGTTAATATCTCCTTCGTTCAATTAATCTTGCTTTGGTTCGTGGTAGCCCAAGGCTTGCTCGCTGTCTCCAAGACCCTTAGTGGTTGGGTCTGTAACAATTCCGAGGATTACCAAAATCACAACAAATGTATTTACACCCTCTTGAATATTGTGCGGGATTTCAAGTCCGAATTGTTGCAGCATCAAAAAGATTGCTGAGATAAGAGCTACTAGAGTAGCCTTGTTTTGTAAACGTAGTTTAAAATTAATCATTGTCGTTATTCTCCTTTTCTTCTTTCAAAAAGAATTTCTCTTTATCGATATTTTTCTTAACGTATTTGTCGATATAAGGGATTTCCACCCCTAATGCCGATAGGCTAGCCAAAATGCTAGAGCCGTAAGCGGCTATCATGGCAAAGATAAAAGTGTCAACGATGCTTGTCAGATTCATGAAATTTGCAAACGGATAGAATATTGCCACAAACACAATCATTGCTGTGTGGCTGACTGCTCCTTTGCGAAATTTTGTACTTGAAAGTTCGTGAGCAGCCCAAGCCCTAGATACACCCACAGCAATGTCTGAGAAGATGACGATGACGAGAAAAAGAACCCACGGGTGCTCATCAATACCGTGTGCATAGAAGTCTCGGACTACATCAAATAGCCCAAAAATGCCGTCTGGTTTCTGTACCATTAATTCTCCTTCGGTTTGAATAGCCATGCAGTAGCAACCCCGTTATTTTCTAGTTTGCCACCTTTTGCAAAATCAGCGAACGGTTGATTATCGTAAGTGAAAGAGCCGTTAACTTGGATAAGTACCAGTTTTCCTTCTCCGTCTACTTCTTCGTGGTCTGGGGCTTCGATAGCAAAGATATCCCCAGCGTTGAATACATCGCCTTTCTTAGCAACCGGTAACAATTCCAGATATTGCTTGTAGATTGTGCCGTACTGGATATTTTGGCTCATTACCGCATTGAGAATGGAAACATTAGCGATTTTACGAGTTAGTTCGCCTTGTTCAGCTACTTTCTCAGCTAAGTTCAAGCGGCCGTCAAGGTCTTTAATTGATTCCTCTGACTTGGCTTGATAGCGTGCCAATGCCCCCGCAGGGTCCAACTCAGTCGCTAAGATATCCAAGATAAGCTGAATTTTAGCTTCATCCGTCTTGCTTGTGTGGTCGCCCGGAACATCACGGGTCAACCACGTCGAGCCATCTTTGGACTGGATAGCAATCCTTGTTGTTGTCGGATTGGTCAAGTAACTTGATGTGACACTGAAATTAGATTTGTTCATCCGTCACTCCTTTCTGTGCTACCTCATTAAAGAGGTCGTTAAGGTCTGAATCAGACGCTAGTACATTTTGATAATGCTCTAGTTGTGATTTGGCTTGCTCAAGTTCGCTAACAGTTGACTGCAAGCGAGCCTTAAACTCGGCTTTTTCAATCGTCAAATTAGCGTTCTGACTTGCGATGTCTTGAATCATTGAAGTGTAAATTTGTTCGTTCATTAGTGTTTCCTTTCTACCAATGGTCGATTTTCCCAAAAGTGGCTTGTTCGTTTTTTAAAGCGTTGATAAATGCAGGATCCTTTCCGTTCCCTCCAACGTTTAGAAAATGCTGCCAAACCCTAGCGAGTGCCGCAGCGGCAAACGCAAGATTGGTAACATTTATCCACCGCCCGTCGGGAAGTGAAGCTGGGTGGAAAGAGAACCCTCGGTTAAAGTAGAAGTCATCTTTTAGCAAAATTCTGTCGCCGTACAATTCGGCTTGGTCAAAAACTGCGGCATGTTCCAAACCTCTTGCAGCACGATACACACGAAGCCCAGCAAAACGACCGGATGACGCTGAATTTATGCCGTCTCCAGAAGATGTGACGCCTATCGCCGCAAACAGCGAACCGGTATTCTGGTCTTCGTCTGGTGGTGTGTCGTTGAAGTGCACAAACGCTGTGTGCGGTCCCTTACGTCGAACCAGCGCGTTATCCTTATTGTGAAATTCAATCGTTGCGTTATCGTAGAAATGAATCTCAGATTGATTTAAGTCAACTCGCATTGACCCGTTAAGCCCTTCTATTTTGCCCCCGCGATAGTTTAAACCAGTAAACGTGCCACTAGTTACGCTTGAAGCGTTTAGATTGACAACGTCAACCAGTGAAGCGTTTAAGCGCCCGCTAGTGATTTTACTTGCTGAAAGCTCTCCGATTTTGGCTGAGCTAATGACTCCATCCTCGATGTAAGTAGAACCGGTGATTTGAACCAGTTTACCATCAATTTTAACTGAGCCGTCCTTGTTGAGATTGATTTGGTTGAGTACATCACCAGACCTTGTCAAATTCTTGACCGCCCATGAACCAGCAATCTGAGACATTTCGGACTTGGTAGCTTCAAGCCCAGTGTCTAGCTTGTCTAGTTGCTTGTTAGTGACACCGAGATTAAAAGCCCACTTATCCTCTAGGTTATCAACTTTCCAAACTGTACCCTTGGCATCTTGGATAATCTGAGAAATAGACTGCCCATGTTCGCCAATGGTACGGCTGAAACCGTCAACGGTTGACTTGATTTCATTGAATTTAACTGTAACCTCTTGGCTTACATCCTTCGATGACGGTTGCCAAGCACGGTCCATAGTACCTTCGTAAAAATCTAGTTCTGTAAAGAACAAGTTTGACGGCTGTGCATCCGTGCGCCCTCTGTTATCAATACGTATATACCCTTCATCGAATTCTCCGTTCTGAACACTTAAGCCAAACCGCTTAAGTGTGCTAATCTCTGGACCGTTGATGTGCTTCAAGTGATAGATGTTAGTGTAGTCTTTGGTCTCTCCCGTTTTTCTAACTAGCAAATAAATGTCAGCCCCGGCCAAGTTATCGCTACCCACGATGGATATGTTAATTCGATAAGACGTGTTTCTCTTTAGAGGAATCCTTCGAGTGGACGCTGGCACTGTCGCAGTGAGTTGAGCTTCTGCATTGTACAACCGGAGCAGCTCTCTAGTGTTATTGTAGTAAGCGCTGTGCTTGCCTACGAATAAATTCTTATTTCCTTGTCCATAAACCCATGTTCCCCAGCCGTCTATATTTTGTGGAAACGCCGAGTTCTGAATTAGGTTATCACCACCGGCCTGTCCGATTGACGGGATCTGTTTCTTAACCTCGCTAATAAGCTGGGTTGTCCCTCGCTCTGATTGTTGAATGAGATTTGTGACAGTAGTAGCCGACACAAACCCTCTGCTATCAATGGTTCTATCTAGGTCTACTCTAGATAGCTTAGTTTCAATCTTGCCAGCCAACGTGTTGATTTGCGTTTCAGCGTTAGTGACTTTATTCCCAAGATTGTCAAAATCAACTCTTGAAACCTTTTGAGCGATAGAATCCGCTGTAACACGTAATTCTGCGTTAGTCTGGTTGATTTTACGCTCTAACTCTTGACCTTTAGACACTGCACTGTCAGCCGTAGCTTTGGCAGTTTGGACTTCTGTCCGGTCTGCTTTTAAACTGATTTTGCTATCTGTCTGAGTGATTGCGGTACTATTAGCCGCTACGCTCTTGGACAATTTGTCAAAATCTGTCTTCGATACCTTAGACGACATTTCACCGACCAATTGATCAACCTTGGTTTCAGCGCTAGTCATGCGGCTATCTGTTTCAGATTGTTTCTGTGATAGCTGACTGACACCCTGCTCGGTCTGTGTTATCGTCGTTTTAACCGTGCTGATTTCGGCTTCGGTATCCTCTGGTGCTACTGTATGCTGCAAGGGGATGAGTGCCCCTCTAACCAGCATAGGCGGTTTGATTTTCAGATACCCATTTCTGACCACTGATATGTAAAACGGCCACTCTCCAAGCTCAACGCTCTTGCTAGTAGTAAACGTCAATTTGACATCAAACCATTCATCTTTAACGCCCGTCGGTATGTCATAGACGAATAAATGATCATTACTTTTATGATTTTTTATCATAATTTTAGCGCCGAAATCAATATCGATGCTGCTGTCGATGTAAATCGGGGCTAGAAGTGAGAATGTTTCGCCGGCTTCAATCTTCTCAACAGCCATATTCCATGAGATTCCAGCATAAACATCATTAGGATAGTTTTGGGAATCGATGATATAGGCCTGACCGTCGGTAGTAGCATTACTTCCTGATGGCTGACGGTGTAAGTTCTCGAAGTCTGCTGATTTCAAAATCAAGTTACGACTGCCAAAATCTGTCGGAATCTTGCTGTCTACTCGGCTAATCTCAGTAGTGATTTTATTTCCTAGCTGAGTGATTGAACTTTCAGCCGTCGCAAGTCGTTGAGTAGCATTGTTAAAATCGCTTGTTTTCACTCGTTGACTAATCTCGTTAGCTTGCTGAGTGATACGACTTTCAGCGTTCAACACTCGATTATTGACATTGTCAAGCTCTTGTTTGTTAGCTTTAGACGCAATCATGTCCGCTTGCTGAGTGATTGATGTTTCAGCACGATCCACACGTCCTGTCAGCGTGTCTACGTCCTGCTTGTTGGCTTTCTGGCTGATTTGCCCAGCCTGAACTGTCAACGAGCTCTCAGCCTTGTTTAAACGTCCAGAAACAGTGTTGACATCCTCTTTGCTAGCCTTGGCAGAAATCTGCCCTGCTTGCTGTGTCAAAACCGTCTCAGCATTAGACACGCGCTGACTGATTTTGTCAACATCTTGCTTGCTAGCTACTGAAATCAAGGCGTTATTGATTTTGGCAAACTGTACTGATGTATCATTCGACAATGTACCAATAGAACCCTTTAGAGCTTCAACTTTCTTTTCAGTTTCTGATAAGTCCGTGTTTAGCGTACTTTTAGCATTGTCGACCAGTTTGACAGCTTCTGATAGCGCGTCTTTTTTAGATGCAGCAATCTTCTTCTCTGTCTCTGCACGCTCGACGGTGTCCAAATAACGTGCTTCTGCGATAGCTTCACTCTTGACGTCGTTTAGATGGCTAAAAGCGTCCTCTGCGGTTGATTTAGCTGAACTAGCTAATGTTTCCGCATTAGTAGCTTTGGCTGTGATTTCAGCAACCACTCTGTCGTGGTCTGATTGCTGTTTAGCCATGTCAGCTGCGACTTTCTCAAACTCTTTCTTGATTTTGTCTTGAAGCCCCGTACCGTCCCACGTTCTCAATACCTCTTGCCACATTTCACCGGTCCATCGATACATGATAGTGTGTCCCTCATGTTCTGGGTCTGGTTTGTACCAAGAATCATTGATTAGGACTTGTCCAGGGTGAGATTCTGTTGGATCAGTGCTTGTGTACCAATTATGGTTAAACCCATTAGCTGATGGGATAAACTCTGGCAGTTTCTTGACAAACTCAGTAAACTCACCAGCTTTAAACTCATCAATAGCTTTGTTGACAGTACTCTGTACCTTTGCGTCATTGCTTTCGCTAACTCGATCTCCCAGCTTGATGTCGCTAGACTCATTGTTTAAGCGGTTAAATGTGATTTCAAAGATACGTGTATCATAATCAAGATGTCTGTCATGGCGAACAACTCGGATAGTGTCCCCGATTTGAACACCCTTGAGATATACCGTTGACGTTTTAAGTGTCAGCTTGGGTCTGGAAGCCTCAATCAAAGCCTCGTAAGTCTGTTTAATAAGCTCGTTCTTGTCTTCTTCCTCACTAAATTCGGCAAAGCCAATCTTTGGGCGCATCTTGCCGTCTGGTTGTTTAATGCCGTATTTAGCGGTCATTTCGGGGATTTCAAGATACTTCTGACCAAGTGGCTTGTCTAGTGGGTCCCCTTTGGCTTTCGACCAGACAATTTCCTCGAAGTTGATTTTACGACCATAACCATCGGCATCTTTGCCGGTGTCTTCTGCTGAGCTAACTTGTTCCCCCTTACCTCGACCAACCAAGGCAGTGTATAGGTTTGTTTTTTCAACTTCTTGCAGAATTTCAAGAGCGTTGTGACCATAGACCACACGCTTTCCAACGGCTTCACCAACCTTACGCTTGAAATCAATGTATCTAGCGCCAACCTGAGAACCGTTCATTTCAACAAAGAACTGCATTTCTAAGCCCCACACCTTGCACACTTTTTTCAAAGCGTCAAATGTGGAAATGTAATAGAAATTAGTGCTTTTTGGGTTTGTTTCAGCAATGAAGCGAGGGGTCCAGTTTGTGCCAGCAAGAAGCCATTCAATGACTGGTCTAGCACGTTGATCCGTTGGGCGTTTGTCGTAAACTACTGTCTTACGCAACTCCTCGATACCAGACTGAACACCGACAAGCGTTGTGATATCACCTTTGGTGTTTCCTTGGGCAATGTAGAAGTAATGGAATTTATGAGTATCGTCGATTGACTGAATAGCCATGTATTCCAGTTTTGCCAGCTCGTCATCCTTCAAGGCTTTCATTTCGACGGTCAAGCGGTCTGAAATGTAGTTTTCAGTGGTTAGGCTGAATTTTTGCAAAGCCTTCTTAATTGCAGGTTTGCGAACAATCTTGATAAGTTTTTCGTCCTTATCGAATAAATAGATCATAGACTTTCATCCCTCCACTGAACTTCACGAATAGTCACATTCTTTCCGGTCAATCTATCGCCGTCCTTAACGTAGAACTGCTCAAGCGGGCTAAAACGTTGCAATTCACTTAGAATATTACGTCCGTCATAAGTAGCTGTCACTTCTTCGGTACCGAATTTAATGACGATTTCCTTATTAGCCGCATAGCTACCCTTAAACGATAGCTTGGTTTGACCGTTGATGATTTCAAATTCTGTCGCCGCTGCCGATGTCACGGCTACAATCTTCTCAGGTATCACTTTCTTAGCGTAAGTTAGATAAACAACGTCGTTAGAACGCTCTGGAACTCGTTTCTTATAGCCGTCTGGCACTAGCAGAACAAAACTGCTAATGACTGACAGCCTATCTTCCTCTACTTCGTCCGCTTCTTTAAAAATGGCGTAGTAAGTAAAATCCGGCTCATCGTCAAAAGTTACTTCGAGATAGCCGCTAGGGCCTACCTCTCTCAAGATGCGGTTAAGTTCTCGGAAAGATGTTCTCATGACTTGGCTAGTGACCGTAGTTAACTGGTATTTAACCTCAATCTCACGCTCTGAGTCATTGACGCTGTCCACCCAGACACCACGGCGCCCGGGAACTCTAGTAGTTGAAATCTCACGGTTAAGCAACGAGCGACCCTTAACTGTAAGCTGTCGATATCCTTGGATGGTATCCTCTATAGGCGTCCCGTTGATACGCATGTTATCAACTGGCGCTCTTTGCAGCACCGTTGATTCCGTGCGCTTCAATGAAGCATAATCATACATTAGCTAAAACCTCTTTTCTCTCTTAATAGTTATCAAGCATTAATTCCATTGATTGAGCGTTAGTGATGTCCTCAGTAAATGCTCTGTAAGTTGTATCACCCATTTTAAGCACGATGTCCGCTGCTTGTTGAGTAACCGACATCTTACCGCCGTTAAATGAAACAGATGGATCATACCCTGCTAATCGACCTAACTGGCCGTCCATATTACCAAGCTCATCAGTGATAGCCCCGTTGATATCTTGACCAGTGAATGCGTCGATAGCTCCTTGGGCCATATAGCGCATTGAACGGGCTACTTGGTCCGCTTTGCTATCGACACCAATGATGAAACCTTTGTCCGTATAGATACCGAACTGACGGAATACACGGGATGGTGATTTGATACCAAGCAAGGCTTTAGCTCCATTAATCGCATTACTTACCGCACCTTTAACCGCTGAAATCAGCTTGCCGGCTGCGGATGTAACCCCGCTAACGAAACCGCTAATAAGGTTAGCACCGACGCTTGCAGCTTGCCCGACGAATCCACGGGCTGCACTAAGAGCACCGCTGAACGCTGAGCGGACCGCTGAAATGATACGCTGACCGGCACTTGATACCGCTGATACCACGGCACTAAATCCGCTAGTGATAGCTGACTGAATAGAGCTCATGGCACTTGATACTGCTGATCTAACAGTGCTCCAAGCTGAGCTGATAATGCTCTGAACAGAACTCATGGCACTTGAAATCGCTGATTGAATCGCTGCCCATGTACTTGATACAGTGCTAGCAATCGCACTCAATACGCTGCTGATAAGCGACAAGATGGCGTTCCAAATCGCACTGATAGTGGCTTGAATAGCTGACATAATTGACGAAATAGCCGCCTGAACCTGCGAGAAGTTACCAGTAACCAATCCGACAATAGCAGCTAATACACCAGCTAAAACAGCTTGGATACCCGTCCAGATAGCGTTCCAAATCGCTTGGATAGCTGACAAGGTGCTTGAAATAATGCTTGAGATACCGGTCATGATAGGTGACAGAATAGACATGATTGTGTTCCAAACGGTTGAGAACACTGTCTGGATAACTGTCCATGCTGCTGACCAAATGGATTGAATCACGGCAATCCCGGCACTAATCACACCGCTAATGGCAGTCATAGCTCCGCCAGCGATTTGTTGAAGTAATGCCCAAAGTGCTTGGAATGGAACAGCTAACAACGCCCACGCTGCATCCCAAATCGCACGGATGAAATCTATCCCCGCTTGGATAATCGGACCAATAGCATTGATACCGGTTGAAACAAGCGACTTGATACCTTCCCACACAGTAGACAAGATGGTTTTGAACGTTTCCCACGCTCCAGACCAGTCGCCTTGTAAAATCTGCATGCCCATCTTGATGATGTTGAGAATAACTTCAATGACTGTTGAAATGACCGTTGTGATCATTTGCCAGCTCGTTGAGAACAGCGTAATCAACAAATTCAATCCAGTTTGAACGACTGGAAGAATAGCGTTCATGACATTCTCAATCATGCTCTTGAACATGTTCCAGTAAGTCGTCGCCGTCTGCATAATCAAGGCGTGGTTTTCGTTCCAGAATGACGTTAACTGGCCCCATATTGACATAACAAACGACACAATGGCTTGAACGGCGTTAGTGATCGCACTCTTGATAGTTTCCCAAATTGCAATAACTTGCGAACGGAAATTCTCGTTATTGTTCCACAAATCAACAAGCGCAGCTACTACCATCCCAACCGCTAACGCAATCCCAGCGAACGCAGCAAGGGCAGCAGCAGAAACACCACTGGCAGCACTACCAAATGAAACCATCATGGCTTCGCCACCTTCAAAAGCCATTGAAAAGCCTTCTACTGCTGCGGTACCACTTGAGAAGAACCCAGCAAGCGAGCTGATAGCACCACCAATTGTGCTTAGTGCAGAAACGACATTCCCAACCCAAATGATTAAGGTCCCAAGCACTGTGATAATAGGCCCCGCTGCTCCAACGATAAGCGCTGCCCATTTAACCCAGCCGTCCACTGGCAGATTGTCCCAGATAGTCCCTAGAACACGAACCACATTGTCTTTAAACGTGATGATAGTCTGCTTCATGTTTTCCATAAGCTGCTTGATATTAGCTTCGTTGTTACCAAGGCCGGCCACTAAGTTCTCAGCGGCTGCTTTCATGGAATTAAACGAACCCGAAACGGTTGTACTTGCTTCTTTAGCAGTCGTTCCGGTAACTCCCAATCTATCTTGAGTAATACCGATGGCATCAATCAAGGTATGAAATGGAATATCACGGATATTGTCAGCCGTAGCTTCAAATTCACCATTCAAGACACCAGATTCATTGACCAAACGAGCCATTTCGGACATGGTACCACCATAACCAAGTTTCAAGTTGTCCAACATTGAATAGTTGTCTTTGGCAAAGCCTTGGTAAGCGTTTTGAATGTCCGTCATGTTAGTACCGAATTTATTCGCATTATCTGACATTTGGACAAGGGCTTTATCCCCGTATTTTGCAGCCTTGGCAGTATCACCGCCTAGACCTTGCAACAAGGTAGCTGAGAAAGACGTTACCTGCTCCATGTATCGGTTAGCAGACACACCAGCCGTCCTATAGGCTCGGTTGGCGTTCTCAATGACGTTGGTCCCCTCACGGTCCATTGTGTTATAGAGCGCTTGGGCTTGCTGTCTGGTCATGCCGTAGTCTCTGGCCAGTGTATTGACGCTTGACCCATTCTGTTTGAACAGCGTAGAAACACCACCCAACGATTGCTCAAGATCTGCATAGCCTTTGATGACGGCAGTTAACCCACCAACCATTGGCAATGTGAAAGCCGTGGTCATCCCGGCTCCGACTGACTGCATGGCGCTACCGACTGACTTTAAACTGCTACCAACTTGAGCAAGCATGCCCCCAGACTGATTTTTTAAATCAGCAAGGGCAGACTTAGCAGCATTGACACCGTTGGTGAAGTCGCTTGAATTGGCACGAAGTATGGCGGTGACGTCAAAAGATGCTCCCATTAACTACCCCCTTTCATTTTTTGATTGATGATCCTATTCTTATCAGCTAACGAGAGCGCTCGACTTCTAGGCACAGCGTCCTCTGGTTTAAATATCTTACTGAACTCTTTTTCATGGTCATAAAACTCATTAAAAGTTCGGTAAGCTGAGCGAACACTTTTGCCCTTGCCTTTGGTAGCTTGCACGGTCTGGTTATACCACGCTTGAATTGCTGCATTGAAACGGATATCCTCTTGTTTAATTGCGTAGGCGGTATTATATACCTCGAATTCAACAAGCGTTGTCCTAGCAGCTTCTGCGTAGCTCATGCCGTGCCTTGCAATCAACAGGGCCATTGCGTCGTCATAGCTGAAATCATAATCTGGTTGACTTTGCCCTACTCTTGAACGTTCATTGCGAGTTTGAGTAGGGATGACGCTTTTAACTCGTCAATAATAGAGTCGATTGTCTCTTTGTATTTACCTTTGTCAATCAAATCAGCAAGATAAGCTTCAATGTCAGCATCACTTGGTTTCTGTGGTGCTGTAATCGTACCGGCTTTGATGATATCCACGAATGCAAGAGGGTCGTTGATAGCGACACCGGCTGAAATCAATGTCATAGCACCGTAACCAGTCTTCATGCCCTCAAGTTCTGCTGAGTGCAATTTGTTGATCTCACGCAAGAACGCAAGTCCGAATTTCAATTCAAAGTCTCGTCCGTTGATAGATAGAATCATGTTTTATTTCTCCTTTATACAAAAAAAGCAAGGGCACAAAGCCCCTGCAATTAGACTAGATAGATGACGTTAGGCTGTCTTCTTTAGCAAGAGTGTGGTAGTCGTATTGAGCGCTTGCAACTGCTTTCTTCTGAGCTTCTGTCAAGCTGTCAGTTGAGATAATACCGTTGCCGTCGATAGCCATTTCGTAAGAAAGCTCCACTTTGTCATCAGCGGGTGCTGAAATTTCAAAGTTCTTAAGATAGCCTTGGTAATATTCGACGTCATAGACATCTTTTCCACCAGACGCACGCTTAGAAGCAAGGTCAACTTGCCAGCACTCTACTTTTTCGCCTGCGATAAACCATTTACGCATTTCACGCCACATTTCCGTAGTAGTGCCATCTTCACGATAAGCAAGTGATACAAACTCCCCAGATACTTCACCGTCTGAGATTGAGTTAACCACACCGTCTTTAGTTTTGGTAGTTTCGACCTCTTTTTCAGCGTTAATGGTATGTTCTGTTTGGAAACGTACTTTAGCAGCGTCTTGCGTTTTTTGGTCTTTGACACGACGGAAGAAGACCATTAGGTCTTTACCTAAGATAAGTTCTGCCATTTATTCCTCCTTTTTTGTGTAAGTAAATGAAAAATCCAGCACAATGTGGATCAATGGCTGGACGTCTGTATTATCCGGTAAGACTTGCTTGTCTGTACCAGTCTTCAATAAGTTGTATTCAAACCCTTTAATTCGTTCGCTAGCTTGCTCTAACGCTTGGCAGTGGGCGTCTAGCTCTGCACGCTGCACTCTAGTCCCGTAGATATGGACGGTTTGTCTTATCGTTCCAAAATTGTCGTTATTGAGTGTAGGTGCTGAGCTATTCTCACCGAAAAAAGCGAAAGGATAGCTTGCGGATGAATCGGGTAAGTAGTCGTAAGTTGCTAGCGTCTCACTAGCAATAGCAAATAGATTTCTGAATAAGTCGTGGCTAGGTGTCATTTGAAGGCTCCTTCCATAACTTTACGGATTTGGTCTGTGAAATAAGGCTCGATTTCTGTCATCATGGGGCGCATGAATGGCGTCCCCGGCTGATAACGTGTCCCATATTCTTGATAGCCGCTATAAGAGGCCGCTGAATGGATGTGATACTCATCACCCTTTGGCAGTCCGGCGATTTCGCTTTTCAAAAAACCGGTATCTACCGGAGCTTTACGTTGAGCGATGTTAGTGCCTTTTTCTCCGGCATTTTTTAGGACATTGTTAGCTTGGGTTTTTATTTTTTGACTTGCATTCCCTAATGCGGCAGCAAGCTCCAAATCCCCACGCCATTCAATTGAAAAGTTAGCCATTTAGCTCACCTCTTTTCAATCTGATTGCGCCCTTAATCGCTGCTTCAATGCGTTCGATAGGGTAATACTTCTTGCCCTCGTATAGAGCGTAGTCAAACGGCTTCTGCTCTTGATTGAATCGGCATATCATGACCACGTCTGACCTACTCCCATAGGCTTCAAATACACGCTGCTGGTCAACAAAATTGACTAAACAAGGCACAATCTTACTAGACTGTGCCTTTTCTTCGTGCTTATCAGTAATCGGATTGTAAGTCGAAACGCCCTGTTTCACTAGCTTTATGCGGTGCGGTGTTTTCATAGAAACTTCACCTTACCTTTTCGAGCTAATGAGCCGTCCAGACCGAAATCTTTATCCAGTATCTTTCTATAAGGCTTGAACATGTCGTCCCAATCCTCGTAAGTGACTGAATAGCCGTCTACGTTCTCGGTTTTAACACCCTCTGAGCCCTTACGACCATAGAGCTTGTAAACAACATTTTCGATGATGAAGTGATATTTCTTGTCAATCTCGGCTGTTCCAACTAGTGCTTTGAAATAGCTCTCAGCGTCGTTGACTAAGTCTTCAATCAATTGATCCTCAAGTTTGTCTTCAACGTCGATACCCAACCGACGCTTAATCTTCTCAAGTTGGATATCGTTCATTTCAGACCTCCTCCGCATCTTTTAGAAGTTCTTCTAAATCTGCTTTTTTCGCTTTGGCATCATACTCGATACCATCTTCATCAAGTTTTGCTTTGAGCTCTTTGACTGTAAGCTCTTTTGACGGCTCGACTGGTTCGATACCGCCTTTTTCAAGAACTTCTGCCACACGCTCTTTAGAAGGCTCGTAGCCTTCTCGTGGGTAAACTTCCCCGACTTGATAGATATACTCGTTATCTTGCAAGTCACGGAATGTAATCTTAGCTTTATAGGTCATTTAAACCTCCCGACTAGACTCCTACTGGTTGGATAGCTGCAAATGCTTCATCATTCGGAATCGCTACGGCAATTTCAAAGATTGCACGGAGTGCTTGCATGTCTTGTTCGAACAAGTGAACATCACCAGAATCAAGTGTGCCATCGTTTTGAACTTTAGACAAAGTAGCTTGATCTGCGATTTTAAGACGCAAGTTAGTACCGTTTGGAATACCGTACACCAAACCGTTGAAGTTACCAGTAATCAATGTACCTGCCGGATAAGTTTGCCCGTCTTGCAATTGAAGTTGTGAATATGGAAGACCATCAAGCTCACCGATTGCGTTAGGGTTAGCTGGTTTAGTGAAGATGTGTTGACCACCGTTCACATTGTCAACGATTCCACGGAGTGTGCGGTTGATTGTGCGGTGTCCTACAAATGCGTTAGGTTCTTTTTCCGACTTGTCCTCAACGTCATAGATGTTATTGAGGTTGATGTCCCCAGATACAATGTTTTGAGCACGTTTAGCAGACGCCAAAACGTTAGCACCGAATGGATTGTTATACAAACCAAGGAATGCTGCCCCGTCAATTTTCTTGTTAAACAAATCGACAATCTTGTCCTTGATTGATTCGAAGTAATCAGTCCAAGTGTAGTTGAGGACTTCTTCTGTAACTGGCAAGATAACTGACAATTTACGAGATTCAAGAACGTAAGATTTAGTTTGTACTTTTGCAGTACCGATTTTTTGACCTTCACCTACGAAATAAGCGTCTGTCAATTGACCAACTTCTACGCCTTTACGAACCATTTTGCCGTCCATTTCAACTTTTTGACCAAGCTGAATGACTCTTGAAGTTTTTACAAGTTCGTCAGTGAATAGATCAGTGATGTATTCTGATGTAATCTCTTTACCAAGAGAATCAGACAAAAGGACTGTGTCCGGATTGAATTTTTGTTGAGCCATGCGCTCTCCTTTCTTTGATTAGAAATTAGTGATTTTGGCTTTATCAAACTTGTCTTTTCCACGGTGAGAACGCCCTTCCTCTCCACCGCTTGTGCGAGGTGGTAGAGCTTTGGCTTCCTCTCGTTTCTGCAAGTTTAAGATATTAGCCATGTTTGAAACAGCTAGCTTAGTAGCTTCTTCATCGCCTTTAACAACAAACGCGAGCGTTGACTCATTGACAGGCACGCCTTGAGCTTCGAGCTCTTTAATAGCGATGTCCTGCATTTGACGTTGAGCGATTTGGGCTTGAAGTGCTGCAATTGTGCTCTGGGCTTCTTCGAATTCTTTATCCCGCTGTTTCTGTTGCAGCTCTTGAAGTTCTTCTTCACTCATTTTAGCTTTAGCAACGGCTTCCTCGATTTGAGATTGAATACCGGTTTGCATATCAGCAATTTCAAGAGTATGTTTCTCTTCCATCTGTTTGAGTCTACGCTGCATTTCAGCAACTGACACCATCTTCTCCTCTTTTTCTGGTTGGCTAGCTTCAACCTCTTGAGGATCCTCAACTGTTTCAAGTTCTTTTTCTGCCATGATAGGCTCCTTTCTTTACGCTTTTACGAGCAACCCCCTCGAACTCATGCAGCTTTTAACGTCCTCAGCACGGTCTGGACAAAGGGTTATTCACCCCAAACACCGTTAACAGCTTCTTCATCAAGAGTGCTGCCACCAGCTTTATATTCCATTTTGATGTGGCCATACGCTGAACAGCGACAGTTAGGGTGCATTGGGTACATGTTAACCCCTTTCTCTGCCTTGTTAATTGGTATGGCTTTTCTATCTAGGGGCTTACAGATATCGCAAGCTCCACTTTCAGCAACATAGATTAAATGCGTGAAGTCATTCTCTTTCAGTATCATCAATTCTGTATCAGCATTAATGCGAGCTATTTCGGTCTTGAGCAATCGCTGGGCGTTGGCTTGGCTTGTGTTATATTTCTTAGCTAATCGCTGCCGTTCCTGCTTAAAACCGTCCATGTCGGTGAAGATACGTGCTAACGAGCTAAACACATCCTTCTGCATGTTTCCATGAAGTCCATTCCTGCCCCAAACTCTGCAACTAAAATTCTGCCCGTAGAAATCAGCGTCTAAAATTGCTCTCATACGACTTACCGCATTGACAGCAGAATTGCCCAGAATACCCGCTTGGCGCTTAAATTCAGCTAAGTATTCACTCTCACGCGCCTCGTCGAAGACTTCGTTAACGTCTGATATAAGACTAGCTATTTCAAGCCTTAATTCTGCTTTGAGTAGCTCCAACCGACTGACTTTCATTTTTAAGTTAAACATTCTTAGCCATTGGTTAGTGCCGTGTGAGAAATCCTTCTCGACTACTGCCTTTCTTGCTCGGTCTCTATACTCAGTGACATCGAACTCATTAGCTCGCTTCATAGCTTCGGCACGGCTTAGCCCCTCTTTGTCAGCGTAGCGCATGTAAAAGCCGTTTATTTGGCTCTGCATACGGTTATATGACGCTTGATAAAGCTCTTTTAAGACCTTGTCACGCTCTATGTCACGCTTGATTAGGTCTGATTGCGCTTTTCTCTCGGCATTGTAGCGTTCATTATTCGTCATCATCCTCAACACCTACAATCTGACTAACTTCTAGATCAGTAGCCCCGCCCTCTTTGAGCAAACGGCTCTTTTCTTTGCGAGCGTCTGTGAAGCTAGCTGATTCCATAAGCGTCTCTTGTGAGATTTCCATGCCGGAATTGATAGCAGATTGAATCTCAGCCCATACATCCGTTGGCAGGTTCTCATGGAACGTAAATGTCAGCATGTCAGCGTCCACTGGTTCGATACCTTTGAGATTGTTAGATAGCAACTCAAGCAGCTTATAGCGTCGTCTGAGCGCCTTGACAAAGAACCCACGCTTAACGGCTGTAACTTGCTGCAAATCAACTAGCTTGTAGCGGATAGCGATCCCAGACGTAGCTGAGAAAGTCGAATCGTCTTGCAAGTTAGGCAATCCAACAATGCGGAAGAAGTCTTTAATCAAACGTGATTTATACGCTTCGACACCGCTGACATCATATTGTTTGTAGATATAGCCGGCATCTAGTGACGTTTGCTGCCCGTTGTGTCCGACACCACTCTCAAGTACTAGCATGTTAGCGTGCTTCATTTTCATGATGTCAGACGCATTCATGCCAGTACTTTCGACATCACCCTTGATAACCAGCATGGCATCGTTAAGGTCTGACATGTAGTTAGCTGTGTCCGACTCTGCTGCGTCGTAAGCGTCAATGATTGGAATCCCTTTCTCCCAATCTCCCGAACGCTCTCGGTTATTCTGCCATTCAACTACCGGCACCATTCCGAACGGGTTTTCTTTACGCTCGATTTCCTGCCAGTTTGGATCATAGCTGACAATCTTGCTATCAGTGTAGACCGTGACAAACATTTCACCGTTGTACACTGGGCAATGAACAGCCGCAATGATATCTTTTCGGACGTCTGCGCTACGGATTGTGAACATCTCCCTTGCATCAATCAAGACCACTGCTGGATTGCCAAACTCATCATAATAATGCAGCTCAAACGCTCGCCCAAAACGTGAAGCGTCATAGACTAACTCACGGTTAAGAGCTTCAATGTCGTTGTAAGCGTTGAAGTCATCAATAGCCGTCAAGTCGCTGTCAGTGTCAGTAGCACCAATTGAAATAGGTTGACCCACCGTATAACCAGTGAAGAAGCGGCTAGCTTGTCCGCCCAGATCATGCCTAATACGGTAGTCAGCTTTCTCTGGCTCTAGTCGTTTACGACCATTTAGAATGGTGTAGTTGTTCCCGTTTGAGTAGCTCTCTAGGATATTCAAGCGGTCTATCTGTCCATCTTGGAACTGAGCTACCATCTTCTCTAACTTCTCTCGTCCTTGAAACGTGTCCACTAGGTCGTCAGCTGATTGAGCCATGAAGTGGGTGTTAGCTTCTTTCGGAAAACGAAGGAAGTCTTCACGTTTCTGCAAGCTAGTCGGTTCCATGTCTCGCTCAAATTGGTATGATCTAGGAATGTACTGCCCTTCATGTAAGATGTCGTCAGCACTATGTGTTGTGTTCGTCATTCTATCTCCTTATCAGTTTGTTAACCCGTCTAATCTTAGCGTCTACATCCTGCTTATCCTTGACGAAAATAAGGTTTTGCAGTGCGTACCTAATAGCGTCGATACAATGGTTATAACTATCGCATGGCTTGTTGATGTACTCGTTTGTATGCTTATCTTTCTGCCATGTATAGTTCTCAAGTTCCTCAATCGTCTTGACACATCTCTCATCAACGATGATGTCGAATTGCTGCAAGAACTGAATACCTTGTAGAACCGAGCCTTTGCCCTTATCTACCGGGATAACTCGACGCAAGCCCAGTGTTTGCAGTTCAGCAATAGATTTCTGCTCTGCTGAGTCGGCCATAATCACCTCTTTTGAATAACCAAGGCTAGTAATAGCTTCTGCTATCTGGTTGTTAAGCAAGCCCTTCTTGACATATTCCTCTAGGATATATAGCCGCTTATTCTCTCGGTCTATTTTGACGTGCATGAACGCTGTGGGATCGTTAGTGAAACCAAAGTCAAGACCAAAAAAGGACGGTAGCTGTTTAAGCTCGTCCTTATTGAGTAATCTCTTTTCGTACTTTGGAAATACTAACTTATCGAGGGTGGCAAATTCACCCAAAGCATAGATTTTGTAGTAGGCTTCGTTTCGGTTTGCTAGCTCCTCGATATTCTCCTTGGTCAAGTCGTCCAGAAAACGATTGTCCTTGTACGTCGTTTGATAAACCACTGTATTTTTAGGGTTCTTCACAAAAAACGCATTATATACCCAGTTAGCCTTAGACACCGGGTTAAACATCAAATAGATTTGTTTTTGTTTGTGGGCTCTATCTCTCAAGCGAAGCGTTAACTGCGTGTAATCGTCAAGCGTAAACTCTGACGCTTCTTCCATGACCACGTCTGATATGCCTTTGATAGACTTGATTTTCTCTGGGTTATCCATCCCTTTAAAAATCAGCTCAGCCCCGTTCGGTAACTCAATACGGAATGCGCTCATGTTGACCTTGCATAGATTAAGCACGCCGAAATAAGATAAGGCTGCTTGAACGTCCGCAAACACCGAATCACGAACCGTAGACCCTACCTTACGCAATATCAATATTTTGCGGGGCTTATCCCACTTCTTAAGAGCTTTGAGGACTATCTTCTGGAAGACCCCGTGACTCTTACCGCTAGATGCCCCACCGTAATGGACCTCAGTGAATGTGTCATAATCAAACAAATGCTCATAGATATGCCGATTAAACACCTTGCTTGGATTGATTTCAAGATTAATCGTCATTCCATTCACCGACATTGATGTTGATATCTTGCGTTACATCGGCTTCAACCTTGTCTGTCCACATTCTGTAACGCTTGCCGATATCAACCGCCGCAGCTCGCCGAGTGGCAACATTCGGCTTAGCTTGAGCAATGCGTTGCATCCCCTCGCCATCTAGGACGAGCAATGGCTCTTCAACTTCTCCACGCATGACGGCTGTTAGAAATTCCATGACCTCTTGTTGATCCGCAACGCGTTCTGACTTTAACTGATCCAGTCGTTCGTCTATATAAGCCTTGACCTCAGTATTTCTTAGTAGCTTACTACCATTGACTTCCGCTGTCCTTATCTTCTTAATACTAGGATAAGCCTTCTTGTACGCTTGAGTAGCGTTTAGGCTGATGATGTACTCATCGGCAAACTTTATTTGTTTCTCGGTCATCCCATTTTCCATCAACTCCTTTCTGATACTGAAAAAAAGACAACCCACAAAGTGAGCCGTCTCTGAATTTTCTTCGATAATATAATAATACCACTTTAAACAGTTGTTAGACACCGTGAATTAACCGTCAAAATACCGTTATTTCAATGTTCCACAACTAATTTGCCATCTCTATACAATTCTGCAAATGCTAGGATAGCATTATTTAGTAATCCTTGAAAGGCTGTCCTTTCGAATCCGATTGCCTGGGCGATTTGCCAGTTTGGTTTAGGTGGATAAGCTAGATATTTCTCTGTCAGTATTCTACGATAGTCTGGACGATATAGCCCGCTAACTGCTTGTTCTATGGCTTCTAGCTCGTTCATAGCATCGACACGTCTGACTGCAATATTCTCCACGGGTCTGCTCACTCCGCTGCCACCTCTTGGCATAAAAGTGAACTCTTGTGTAATCTTCTGCTCAGCGCTATCGTGTGCTATCTCTCGCCATCTTGGATATTCTCGAAGTTTTCGCTTGCAACCTCTGATAGTTGCTTTCTCATCAATTTCCGGCAATAGCATTGTTCTGTCCTCTTTGGTATAATAGTAGTGTTGACTTCCAAAGAGTGCCGGCCATTGTGTCGGTCTTTTTTTGTTTGGCCCAAAAAACATTAAGAGATTTTATAAAAGAAAGATTAATGTATTTGTTTTTGGGTTGTTTCTTGGGCCTTTTATCACCTCCTTCCAGCCAAGACACCAGCGAGATCTTTGGCTTTTTTTAGTAATGCGATTTTTCTTAAATTTGCTGGGGTTTTGTTTGAGCAAGGTCTGTCAGCTTGCTCGGTGTTGAAAAGTGTTCAAGCCACTAAAATCTATATTCTATTTTTTAGTGTTTGACAGACTAATAGCTAGCGAGGGAGTCGAACCCTCACTAGCTACACGCCTAACGCATAGGCTTTATATAGGGCTTTTCTGACCGTAATTTTGTTACGCCCTAACTCGCCCTTAGTCCGATATTTAAGAATAATACGATCAATTTCATCGTCTAGTCTCTCGGACCATTCATAATGATTGAAGACATAATCGGCAATTTTACTGAATAGCTCTCTTGACAGCACGCCTTCCATGTAAATAGCCATCAAAGGTGTTAGAGTAGCTTTCTCCGCATAGCAACAATTGATGGCGTTTCGGGTTTTGTTAGCTTGTCTCTTATTGACCTCTTTCTTTTCTCTAATATAGATATTAAAGTCCTTAGGGTGTTCCTTTCGCAAAACTTCAACTTCTTCACGGAAACGCTTGAAAAGGTGCTCTGGCAGTCCTGCGTTTGTTTTATCTAACATTGGGCGCGTGGTTTTACCCCTCGTATAGTTTTCAGACAGATAATCTTGCAGGTCGTTGAATAGCTCGTCAGAAATGATACCTTTTAGCCTTTTAACAGTCTGGGGCGATATCCTGGCACGTTCCATAACTGCATTATTAAGTGCTTGATAAATGATAACGGCTCTTTTCTCATCACACTGTTTTACAGCTCGGAAAAACTGTCTATACGCACTCCCTTTGTACGTTTCCCTCAGTGCCGCATGTTCACTGACTAACCGCTGATGCAGCTCTGGTGTCAGTCCTGAATATTGGTATTTGGTCATGAGTTCACCTCTGCCAGCTCTGGATTCGTGTAAATATTACCGATAATATGCACTGAATCAGCGACATTACATAAACGTTCGAAATTATTATATTTAATCAATGTGCTAACAAACATTCCTAAATCCGGTCTAAACTCAACTACGCCGGATAGGATTCCATCCTCCGAATCAATAATATCCCCTTCAAAGATTTCTTTGCCATTTTTATCAGTAAGTCCAGTTGATTGCATGAGAACAAGGTCATTATTCACAATCCATTCACCAGCAACGCCATCCTCATCGATAACCCAAATGTCGCCATTGCCGACCATCACTTCCTCTGGACTGTACATGCGGCATAGCGAGCCGCCATCCCACGCTCTAAATCTAGGCATCATTGTCCTCGCCCCCTTAAGTAGCTAGGGATATCATCCCCAACGTTAACACTGTCATATTGCTCCTTGTTTACCAGAAACTTACCGTAAGCACCGCAATCGATAGTGTATAAATCGTTAATCTTCTCTTTCCCAGTCACCTTGCCATACATCTCAGAACCAGCATTATCTACCCGATGGATAGTTACCGTTTCTACTCTACGTGGCACTGTCAGAACGTAGTAGACTGACAACATGTTGACAGCTAGACTAATGAATAAGATAGCGCTTGAAATAGTCAAACTATCCGTGTACCACTTCTTAGAGGTCTTCTTCTTTGACGAAAGTTCCATTAATCATCTTTCCTTTTCTATTCTTGATTTCCTCGTACGCAATACCGAGACACTCAGTTACATCAAGGTCTAGTTGGTGTGCTAGTACGATAATTGTTACCAGCGTATCACCGATTGCATCTTTCAACGCAGCTTGTGGCTCAGTGAATTTCGTCGGTTTCAAGAGTACATCCCGAATCTCTCCGACTTCCTCTGTCACACGCATCCACTGAATTTTCGGGTCAGCTTGTTTTAAATTTCGCTCGTCTGCCCAGTTATTAATTTTATTAATTAGGTTATTCACCCTCCACCTCTTTCACTTCAACGCCTGGGCAATCAAACACCCAGCCAAAGCCGTTCGCTTCTAGCTCTGTTCTCGTAAAACTTCCACCCTCACTATATTGAGTCCTTGTAAACTGTAGCATTAATTCCTCGTTGTTTAAGTAATATTTGCCTAGATATTGCCCTAAACGACCTTTAATTTTAACCGTATACCTAGCCTCTTTCTCGACCTCATAGCCGAACTGGTGCACGTTGACGAGAATTGTGAGTGCATCGATATCCTTAGACATCAACCAATGCCAAAACTTGTTTGTCGAGTCAACAGTGTAGCCATCTGAAGCCTCATAGACAGCTTGAAATAGATTTACTTCGAACTCATCCTTATGCTCCTCATACCAATCCGCCACATATTGTGGTACTACTGGTTTAGGGAAGAAAGAATCGTATAGGTCTTCTGCGTGGGCCATTGAAAGGCGTCCCGCTGTTGCTAGTTTCTGTACTGCTTCTTGTCTATCCATCATTTTCCTCTCCTAACAAAATCTTTTCTAACTGCTCAATTTCTTTGGAACGTACATAAATTCTATTCGTTCCGTCTGCGAACGGTGTTCTTGTAAATTTGTATCGCATAATTCCATCATTCCTTTCAGTAATTCTTTGTCCGGTAGTTGCTCCAGCGTTAAAATCCGATTGAGTTTCTTGGTGTTGATACCTAGCTTGGCGCTGATAAATTCCATATCTTCGCAATTGGCCCAGAACCACTTCGAAAACTCTTGCGTTTGGCCTAACACACTTGTGTGGTCGTAACTGCCCGGAGCATATACACCGACTAGCTTGTCTTTATATTTGCTATTCATTTCACGCTCCTTCAATGTCTAACACAATCTTAAATTTCCCAGACTCACCACTTAGCCCGCCATACTGAAACGACATCATTTTGATAACTTCGTGATTGTCGTCTGGCCACAAATTAGCGTCCGTCAAGCCGTCTATAATAGCTTTAACCGTCGGATATAGGTTAGGTGGGTCTAATCTTCGTCTGGTTGGTGCATAGACCGTGACAAGCACCTTACAAGGCTTATCCGGGCTATATACTGGCTTAATGTTAAGCCCTGCTTCTGCTCTCGCTATTAATCGCAGTTTTTTGACCATCCGACCCTCTGCTTGATAGTGAAATCTGTCATTACTGTTGATAACTAAATTTTGAGCAGGTTTAGTTTTCGACCTTGGTAATAGAAATTCTAGTTTCATATTTCACCTAATTAGAACGGCAAATCATCACTAGTGATATCCATAGGGTTTGCGTTCCCGTATGGCCTGCTTTCTCTTGCAAAGTTTGGCCCTTGTTGTTGCGGTGCTTGCTGACCGTAAGGCCCTGCATAGCCGTTGTCATTGCCAGACGCTCCCGATGTGTTGCCTTGGTTAGTGCTACCACCTTCACGCGCTGCACGGCTCTCCAACATTTGGAAGTTCTCAGCGACCACCTCGGTTACATACACTCGTTGACCTTGCTGATTCTCGTAGCTACGGGTTTGGATGCGTCCAGTGATTCCAATCAATGCACCCTTCTTAGCCCAGTTAGCCAAATTTTCAGCTTGCTGGCGCCAGATAACGCAATTGATAAAATCTGTTTCCCGTTCACCGTTAGCGTCCTTGAAGTTACGGTTAACCGCAAGGCTGAAAGATGCTACTGCGATATTGTTACCTGTATATTTAAGTTCGGGGTCACGGGTTAGGCGACCAACAAGGCAGACCGAATTTAACATAATTTTTCTCCTTTTCTCTATTCACGATGAAGTCGTCCAGCGTGGGTTTAGATTTTTGTCTTGACATTAATTTAGATGTATTTTCAATTCTTCTTCGGTCATACTGGCTATGTTTTGATAGCCTCTGACAGTGTAGTTTTGTTTGTATTCCCAGCCGTTTTCGCTAAGTAAACGTTTAAATCTGTCTTTATCGTCTGAATCTTCAAAGTAGACTTCAAGCGTCATTTTTTGGCGATAACGTTTTGATTCTGGAATGTTAGCTTCTTCAATTGTTGGCGTATTTTCGATAATTTCGCCTGTTTCTGAATCAACAACTAATGCCGTTGGTGTTGTTTCTACTATTTTTTCTTTTTGCTTTTGTAATTCAGCTTGTCGTAGTGCTTCTTGTTCTTGTCTTTTGCGTTCAGCTTCTTGTTTTTGTAATTCAAAAGCATGGTCTGAACGAATCTGATCTAACACCTCTGCTAATGTCAGATTTTGAAGCATACGGATATACGGTTGGTCGGTCATTCCGTACTCTGAACAAAGTCCAGATATGGATTGAGTGGCTTTTTTAAATTCCTCTTGTTTTTGATATTCAAAAGTAACCATGTCGTCTAATGCCTTCATAGTCGCTTTCTTTAGAGTTACACCATCTGCCATGAAATCGCCAACTTTGATGTATTCCGTTGCTTTTTCATCAAAAATACGAGGGTCAATCATGTACTCACTAGCTTTGTTGGCCAGATAGCTTTTAACCGTGTCCAGTCTCAGTGTTTTTTGATGATTTTCGAACTCTTTCACATCATTTGCAATTTGGTTGATAATGTTTTTAAGAGGTTTCTCTGTTTCCTTGATATATTTTTCAAAATCCGTCGCTGGTTTTGATAACTCATTCTTGATTTTGATACGTTCGTCTGAAATTTGCTTGGTTAATTTTCGTAACTCAGCCAAGACTTTCTTGTCGTCTTTGATAGTGCCAGCGGTGACTGTGTAATTTTGATACTTTGCAACTACATCAGCAATACCTTTTTCAAAAACCTCTTGCCCTACAATCTCAACTTTGGCTTGTTCAATATTAACTTGTAATTCTTGCATTGTTCACACCTCGTTAATAGTCGAGAAGCTCGCCTTGAACCGACTCATTTTGTGAGTTGATAACTGGTTGAGAGCTGTCTTCACTTGTTTGTTGGAATTGCGATTGTTCTTGTTTCATTTGTTCGATTTGAGCCATCTTGCGAGCTCTAACATCCTCTTGTGTTTCTTGTGGTGTTACATCTTTGATCCTGTCGAATGTTTCACCGCCATCATCCTCGGTGTACATACTTCCTAAATCCTCTGGAAAAGCTTCACGTAAGGCATTGACAAGAGCAGTCTTTCTAATCATGGTTGCTGGCATAGCGTTCCAAGTGCTTTGTTTTTTGTCGTATTCTTCACGGCTAACAAAAACCTCTACAGGAACCTTGAAATTCTTGCGGTAAACTCTTGCCCAACCACCGACAAGATTGTCGTTAGGTAGCAATAGTGCCCCTTTCCGCTCAACCATATCGCCAGAATTGTCAACAACTACCACTCCGGCTTCAAATCCTTCATAGTTTGGATTTTGTGCTGCACGCTTCAAGAATGCTTCTTTTGAGACAATTAAGCCAAATTCAGCCCCACCATTTTTCTTTTTGTAAGCTACGATATAGACCTCGTTTAGCAATGGGTTGAGGTTACGACCTTTAATCAGCGATAAAGCTTGCCCAACTTGTTTTTCTGTCAACAAATCTTGTGGGTCGTAGTAGCGTTTAATATCTTGAAACGTCCATGCACTTGTATCTGTTGAAATATCTCTTTTGTTTTGTGTTTGTAGTTGATTTGTCATGTCTTTGTCTTCCTTTTTTGTTTTGAATGCCCTTATTTCGCATTTTAATGGGGTGTAGTGCAATCTTTACAGTGACGTAGTCAATTTATACCACCGAGCAAAACACACGCCTTAAAATCGATTTTAGAGGGGCTTTCTAGTGTGCGCTAAAAATCTGCGTTGATTTCTTAGCAAAATACATATATTCGTTAATTTTCTCGATAAACGAATACAGATCTAAATCATCCATCATTTTCTGTTTGTGCTCTTTCGAGACTACAAGCCCATGAATACGCTCGTAGTCTTCAAAGAGTTTTAGCTTAACTTCTTTTTCTGTCAAAGCATCATCCTCTTATCTTGTTGTGTCTTGAATTGATAAACATGTTCATTCGTCGTTCCAAGTCCTGTCTTCTTAAAAACTCGAGAATAGACACGCTTTCCATAAGTACCCATGATGTCCCGTGGACTTAAGTTAGTGGTAATGATAGTTTTGGTACGCTTGTTCAAAATGCTATACAAGATACCGTTAGACCACTCTGTTACTTTTTCAGTCCCTAAATCATCGAGGACTAGCCATTCAGCTTCCGATATGCGTCTGATATATTCAGCTTCAAGACTGAAATCCTCTTTAATTTTGGCTAATAGGTCAACCACGTTGATGAATAGCCCCATCTTTTTCGTGTGATCAGACAAAGCTTTAAGTGCTGAATAAGCTAGATGGCTTTTGCCCACTCCAGTATCTCCGATTAAGACAATGTTGTAGTCTTGACCGTCAAGGTAGCCTTTAAGTTGATTTCTGACATTTTTCAAGTCTTCTTTCTGCTCTCTGGTCAATGCCTTGTAGTTGCCAAAGCTAGCATTCTTCAAATCATCATCCAGCAAGCTGAAATCTTTGAGGAAGTACAAGCGTTTCTGCTCTTGCTCTCGGTTGTACTGTTTTTGTGCTTTGATGGCGTTCTGTTGGTCTTGTTCTTCCCGATGGCAAAGCTCACACACTGTGTAGGGTTTTGAGTTCGGAAACTGAATCGTGACATAGTGCCGTTGGTGCTTATCGCAGTATTTATCGCTAGGCTTCATGTACTGCCTTCGCATTTGCTTGGCTGTTTGCTCTAAACTCATAGATATCACCTCTAGTATTTGCTGCAAGCTGGTCCAAATTTAACTGGCTGTTCATCAAAGCTTTTACGACTGTCAAATTGGCGTTGTTCTTCATCTTGCTGAGCAACGGTATGAATCCCGTTTTGTGCCCAAGCTTTTAAAATAGAATTGACATATCCAAATGAGCGTTTCGAGTTGTCAGCGGCTCTATCTATGGCGCGTTTGACCAACATGATTTCTAACTTATCGAAATCGATATAGCCTTTCAGTTTTTCCATTTGGTATCCATCGATAGGCCCAATTCGTTCTTGATAATGTCCGAAAATATTAAAATCTGATTGGTCATCAGCAGCAGAAGAAGAAATTTGACTATTTTCTGATGTTTCATCCTCTCTACTGTTAGATTTACTTAAATTATATTTACTTGTATTATCTTTACTTATATTGGGGCAACCAGTGGTTGTCGTTTGGTTTACCGGTGGTTTACCAGTGGTTTCATCGGTGTTTTCCTCTAGCAATCCTTTATAAATGCTAGGTACATATCTGTCTTTTCTGACAGTGTTTTGTTCGTGGAAATCAACCACGAAATAAACCATTTCATCATTAAGAGGTTTTACGAATTGCTTGATAACTAGAAGCCCTAAGTTATCCTCGTTAGCCCCTATCATTCTGAGAATAGGGAATGCTTCCACCACGCCATCATCGTCGCAATTTTGGATAAGGTGAAAATAAAGAGCTTGTGCTTCTAGGGGCAAACGTAAGAATCGATGTGTTTGAGTAACAGTTTTACTTATCATTCTACGGTTTCCCATTTCTACCCCCTGTGTAGTATTTTTGATTATCTGCCATATTTAATGCCTACCCTCCCACCACTGCTTAATTTGTTAATTAGTCAATAATTCCATAAGCGCTTCGATTCCATTCTTCAAGGATCCTTCACGCTCTGTACGTTCGAAGTCTGATCCATCAAGTTTAGTTACATTGTATTCGGCTTCTACGATAAGCACTTCGCAGCCAAACGCTTCAGCAAGCTTGTCAATGTCAGCTTTTTGTTTTTCGTATGGTTCAAATGGTAGATGTAACGCTTTCCAAAGTCTGTCGTCAAAAGTCGCTGTAAACGCTAGGTTCCCTTTGTCTTTATAGCTCATAAGAAATCCATCTTTTTCAGCGTTGTAAAATACGACTTGTTTGTTATTTTCTTTCATGATTATTCTCCTTCGCCTTCGTTGTATTTTTTAAAACTCAATGTCAAACCTGCGATACCAACAGCGATAACTGCTAGACCAAGAGTTGACATGATGCCCTCTTTTTCACCAGTATGTGGTAGAGTACCACCGTAAAACGTCGTATTTGCCACTTCTTTTGGCTCAGAATCGTTTTTATAAACGACCTCGGTAATTTCTACCTCTTTTGTTTTCGGAGCGTCTACGAGCTTGTTAGGTGCCTCTTTCGGTGCCACTGGTTTTTCTGGCTTAGTTGGTTCCTCTGGAATTTCCAGCTCTGGCAAGTCGAGAACAGGAGCATCGTGTGGCACT